ATAGAGCAGCTTGAAAATGAAGATGAAAAAGATGTTTTGATGTATAGGTACATAAAATTGATGAAATGGGAGGATATTTGTGTAAGAATGAGAGTGAGTGAAAGACAAGTGCATTATTTACATAGCAAGGCTTTGGAACATTTTAAAATCTTTGCATAGATTTGCAGTATATATATATGCTATGATGTATGTGGAAGATGACGCAAAAAGAACCGGGTAGCTAATCCGGTTCTTCTGCGTTAGTTCTAGTTACTCATGTTCATTGTAATAAAAATGTATGTTAGTATAACACAGATTACACTAAATACCTTAGAATTACACTTTACAATCGCCTTATGTAATTGTACAAATAAGGAAACGCCAAAGGCGCCTAACAGAAACATAACAAAGTCCGTATTAGCTATCGTCTCAAATATACTCATACTGACTCCTCCTTATGTCCTATTGGATTTGGACTTACATCAGAATATCTGAAAGCCCAGAGGAGTTAAACGATAACCAATACTGGTTTAGGAAGTCATATTGGAGAGAGTATGATTACTGAGACGATAGCCTAAGCTTGTTCCACTAAAGACCAAAATTCACCCTTAAAAGGCGCTCCTGCTATTGTGCATGTAAAAGCACAATAATAACATTTCTTTGACATACATACTTCTCCTTTCATTACCTCCTATGTGTATTTTACTACAAATATAATTATAAACTATTAGAAAGAATAATTCAATTTATAATCAAAAATATATGTATAAATTTAATAAATATAAAAGAGGTGGTGGTAATGGCAAGACCAAGAAGTCCCAGCCGGGACAAGGCAAAGCAGCTTTGGCTGGAAAGCGGTAAAAGCCGCCTGCTTAAGGACATTGCGGAAGAACTGCAGGTGTCGGAAGAGCAGGTCAGGAAATGGAAAAATCAGGATAGATGGGATAAAGTAACGTTACCAAATGGGAATAGTAACGTTACTAAACATAAGCATATAAAAAAAGATAAAGAAAAAGCCATTGCAAATGAAGTTGAACAGGTAATAGAAAATCCTGATTTAACTGATAAGCAAAGGCTTTTTTGCTGTTTATATATTAAGTGTTTCAATGCTGTTAAAGCATATCAAAAAGCATATGGAGTAGACTACATTACAGCCTGTGGAAATGCATCAAAATTATTGAAAAGTATTGAAATAAAAAACGAAATCCAACGTCTGAAACAAAACCGTCTTAACAGAGAAATGTTAACGGAAGAAGACATATTTCAGAAATACATGGATATAGCCTTTGCCGATATTACGGATTACGTAGAATTTGGACGTGAGACAGTTCCAGTTATGGGGCCATTCGGTCCCATTGTAGTAAAGGATGAAAAAACCGGCAAAAAAATTGAAATTAAAAAGGAGATTAATGTAGTCCGTTTCAGGGAAAGTATTGAAATTGATGGAACATTGATTTCAGAGATTAAGCAGGGGAAGGATGGAGCGAGTATAAAACTTGCTGATAGAATGAAAGCCTTGCAGTGGATTTCAGATCACATGGATTTGGCCACAGCAGAGCAGAAAGCCAGAATTGAAGTTTTAAAATCAAAGGTAATCCAGAAGGATGAAGTAAAGGAGCAGGTGCAGGATTGGAAAGCAGCTATTATTGAGATAGCAAAACGAAGGAGTGAAAAAACGGATGGAAGAGCTGATTAATGTCTTAGAAGTTTATTATGATAATCCGTCAGCATTCCTTGAAGATATGCTTGATATGAAATGTGACAACTGGCAGGATGAAGTAGCCGCAGACCTTGCTAAGCATCCCAAGGTTGCAGTTAAGTCCGGTCAGGGTGTTGGGAAAACAGCACTGGAAGCCGGACTTATTATATGGTTTATCACGTGCCGGCCCTATTCAAAGGTAGTTGCCACAGCTCCCACCATGCAGCAGCTTTATGACGTGCTTTGGGCTGAGATCGCAAAGTGGCTTGACTCTTCCAAGGTAAAGAATCTTCTTACATGGACAAAGACAAAAGTCTATATGGAAGGAGCTTCGGAACGGTGGTTTGCTACAGCGAAAACAGCAACTAAACCGGAGAACATGCAGGGATTTCATGAAGACCATATGCTGATTGTGGTAGATGAAGCATCCGGAGTTAGTGATCCTATTATGGAGGCCATACTTGGTACTCTGACAGGAGACGATAACAAGCTGCTACTGATGGGGAACCCCAACCGCATAGAAGGTGTGTTTTTTGATGCATTCAATAAAGACAGGGATAAGTTTAAAACACATACGGTTTCCAGCAGGGATTCAAAGCGTACATCAAAAGACAATATTGCAATGCTGGAATCCAAATACGGAAAAGATTCTGATGTATGCAGGGTTAGAATTGACGGGCAGTTCCCCAAAGGCGCACTTGATGCCTTCATATCCCTGGAAACGGTCGAACTTGCATGTTCAGCGCAGAACAAACTAAAACAGTCTGATATAAATACAGCTAAGACACTTCATGTCGGTGTGGATGTGGCAAGGTTTGGTGATGATAAAACAGTAATAACGCCGAGAATCAGCACGAAAGTATTTGAATTCAGAAAATATACAAAGAAAAGCACAATGGAAACAGCCGGGAATGTGATCATGTGCTGCAAGGAGTATATGCAGAGCTTTTACCATATCAAGAACTGCATTATTAAAGTAGATGATTCCGGCGTAGGCGGCGGTGTTACTGACCGACTGAAAGAGGTGGTAAGGGAAGAAAAACTTCCCTACACAATAGTTCCGGTTAACAATGGCGAATCTGCCACGGATGAGTATTATTTTAACCTTGGCGCCCAGTTGTGGGGGTATATAAAAGAATTGCTTGAAAAAAATTTCTCAAACAAGATGCAGGGGAAGGACAATGTGGAACTTGAACTTCCCGACGACGCAGAAATGATTAAACAGCTAAGTGTAAGAAAGTATCACATGACTTCCAAAGGAAAAATACAGCTTGAATCAAAGGATGATATGAAAAAACGCGGATTAGGTTCACCTGATACTGCAGATTCTCTTTCCCTTGCGTTGTATGAGCCTAACACATGGCTGTATTAATAAAAGGCAGGTGTAGCAATGGCATTAAATGTAAAAGAGATCCAGCATTTTATTGAAAACGATAAAACATCAGAAAAGAAGAATAAGGCCAAAGTGGGCCTTCGGTATTATGAAGGGAAGCATGATATAAAAGACTATAAAATGTATTATGTTGATGGTGACGGAAAACTACAGGAAGATAAGATACGCAGCAACATAAAAATTTCCCATCCTTTCTTCACGGAGCTAGTTGACCAGCAGGTACAGTACATGCTTTCCAGTGATAAGCCTTTTATGCGTTCTGATGATGAAAAACTACAGGCTGCTCTTGATGATTATTTTGGAGACGAATTTAAAACAGAGCTGCAGGAATGTTTGACCGGATGTATTGCCAAAGGTTTTGAAAATATGTATGCATACAAGTCCGAATCCGGAAAAACCAGATTTATGACAGCAGATTCAATGGGAGTAGTGGAAGTCAGGGGAAAAGACACAGATGATGGATGTGATTATGTAATTTACTATTATACAGACAGAATTGAAAAAGGCAATAAAGTTATTACAAGGATTCAGGTTTGGGATAAAGATGCGACAACATATTACGTACAGAACGGGACCGGAAAAGTCGAACTGGATAATTCGGAGAAAATCAATCCAAGACCGCACATTACATACAAAAAAACAGGAGACGAAAATCTGTATTATGAAGGGAATGGAGGATATGGCTTTATTCCCTTCTTCCGGCTGGACAATAACCGGAAACAGGCATCAGGATTAAACCCAATTAAGGCACTGATTGATGATTATGACCTGATGGCCTGCGGTTTATCCAATAATTTGCAGGATATCGGAGAAGGCCTGTATGTAGTCAAAGGATTTCAAGGCGCAGATCTGGATGAAATGATTCAGAATATAAAAGTTAAAAGGCATGTCGGCGTTAATTCAGATGGTGATGTTGAAATCAGAACAATTAATATCCCGTATGAAGCAAGAAAGGTAAAATTAGAATTAGATGAGAAAAATATTTACCGGTTTGGAATGGGATTTAATTCCACACAGGTGGGAGATGGCAATATCACAAATATTGTTATTAAAAGTAGATATGCCCTGCTTGATCTTAAATCGGACAAATTGGAAATCAGACTGAAAAAGTTCCTCCGGCAGATGTTAAAGGTGGTTCTTGACGAAATCAATAGAGAACTGCAGACAAATTATAAGATGAAAGATGTCCAGATTGTCCTTGAACGCGAAGTGATAACAAATGCAAAGGATAATGCAGAAATTGAACTGCTCAATGCGCAAAGGAAAAATCAGGAGACAAATACACTATTATCTGCTGCAAGTGCATTTGATGATGATACAATTTTGAAAGCATTATGTGAAATCCTTGATCTTGATTATGATGAAGTGAAAAGCAGAATTGAAGAGCAGAAAGAACAGAATCCGGAAAAACAAATTCAGGATGTTAAATCTGCTTTGAATCAGCTTTCTCCAGATGAGGAGGCGGCAGGTGAATAAAAGACAGATTGAAGTTCAGAAACATTGTGCCGATAGAGAAGAGAAAGTGATTAAGGACTTAAAACTGGCATATGGAAAGGCCCAGTGCGATTGTGTAAATAAAATCATAGACCTGTCAAAACGCAGGGACATGGAAAACCTGCAGTCTATCATCTGGCAAAAGCAGTATCAGGAGGCATTAAATAAGCAGCTGGAAAGTGTATTAAATACCTTGGAAAGTGAATCATTTGTAACAGTAGCTGATTATCTGGCAGAATGCTATGAGGATGGCTTTTGGGGGACATTATATGACTTGCAGGGGCAGGGGATACCTTTAATGTTCCCCATGAATCAGGAGCAGGCCTTGCAGGCAGTTCAGGTAGATTCCAAGATTTCCCAGGGACTATACCGGCGCATGGGTGAAGATATTGACCTGTTAAAGAAAAGCATTAGAATTGAACTTGCGCGAGGGATAGCAAATGGTTCTTCGTGGAATGAAGTTGCTGAAAAAATAGCAAGAGGCATGAACAGTCCCTTTGACAGAGCGTACAATCGTGCAGTTGGCATTGCAAGAACGGAAGGACACAGGGTACAGCAGGAATCAACACTTCACTGCCAGCAGAGGGCCATAGAAAAGGGTGCCGATATGGTGAAACAGTGGGATTCCACCCTTGACAGCCTGACAAGACCTAATCATGTAACATTAAATGGACAGGTAAGAGAGACAGACGAACCATTTGAAGTGGCAGGAAAAAAAGCAATGTATCCGGGTGGTTTTGGTGATCCGTCCGAAGACTGCAATTGCCGGTGCTGCCTGCTGTCACGTGCGAGAAGTGCTTTATCCCAAGAGGAATATTATACAAAATGGGACGGTGATAAAGATGAACTTATCAAAGTTCATGCAGAAACATTCGGAGAATTTAAACAGGAGGCACAAAAGATTTTTAGTGATTGGCAAAATAGTCAAGCAGGGCAAAGTTTTTCATCAAAGAAGGAAGCGTTCAATCATTTTACCGATTGTGGAATTAAAATTAGTGATTCAAGGAAATATCCAATGGATGAACAACTTGCCATTCAAATAGCTGAATGGCATTCTAAATTTAGAGAAAAATATATATCTTTTACAGAAAAAATTGTTCATAAAATACCTGAAATTAAGAATGTAGCACCTTCTGCGTTAAGCTCAGGAACGCTTGGACAATTCAGTTATTATATTAATGGGGTAGTTGACGGAATCAAATTGAATGCAGGATTGTTTTCTTCTTTGGATTATGCTTCCAAGATAAGCGCTACATCCACTGAAAGCGGATGGCACAGCGGAAAGAATCCGATACACACATTTATTCATGAATGGGGGCATTATGTGTCACATTCAATGGGAGAGTTGCAAAAAGATTTTGAGCATTTTATAATTAAAGAGAGCTTAGACGAATATAAACTTATACATCCTGAATATACTATGCGTACATATATAGGTTTAAAGGATGCAGTATCGAAGTATGGTACTAAGAGCGAATCTGAATTATTTGCAGAATGTTTTGCAGAATATTTTGGTGAAGAAAATCCGAGAGAGTTTGCTACAATCTTTGGGAAAAAGTTAGAAAAAGCATTGGAGGAGATAAAATAAATGATAGATGAGCCAAGAATTATTGAAGAGGGTTATGCCTATATTGATGAGCAGTCTGAAAAATGGTGTTTAAAAAATGATGCGCCTGACTGGGCTGTTGAAGAGTTTATAAGAGTATTTGGAGAGCCCGAGCCAGACGAAAATGGCCTGATTACATTAAACTGATAGGACTAATTGAAATTATTTTTGCATTGGTAGAGGGGACATTAAAGTGACACAGAAAGAACTTTTTTTAAGTTTGAAATCGTATGAAGATTTTGACAAAAACAGAGACGCTTTTAAGGGAATGCCAGTGGATGATGAAATTCGGGAGCATTCTGATAAGATTTTTCCTAAAGCATATGCGCCAAAGGATATGCATTATGAAATCCCCCGAACAAAGGAAAATGCATGGCTTTTTGAAATGCAGGAGTAAAAAAGGAATACTTATTTTGTTAAAAAAGACAGTCAAAGAGGCTGTCTTTTTTATATACCATTCGTCAGGGGTGACGTAAAACACCTGCCAAGTAAATCGTGACGTAACACGTACAAAATCGTATGAAAGGTGAGGTAAAGAGAAATGACGTTACAGGAGATTTTGAAAGCTATGGGGCTTTCAGAAGAGCAGATCACAAAGATCATGAACAGCATGAAGGAAAATAAGATTTTTACAGCAAGTGAAGAGAATCTTGACGTAAGGTATTCCAAATTGAAATCAGATCATGAAGGTGCAAATAAGGAGCTGACAGAGGCACGGGAGCTGATCAAAAACTTAAAAAAAGACACAGCAAATGATAAAGGGCTGCAGGACAAAATTACAGAATATGAAACCAAAATTACTACTTTGTCAGCAGAAAATGAAAAGCTGAAAGTTGAAAGTGCTTTAAAGGTTGCCCTGCTGGATGCAGGGGCAAAGGCTTCTGACATTGATTATCTGATTTTTAAAGCAGGTACCGGAGACCGGAACCTGCAGATAGGTGATGATGGGAAGCTGAAAGGGCAGGATGACCTTATTGCTGGTCTGAAAACACAGTTCCCCGGCAATTTTGAAACCCCTGCACAGAAACAGGTTCAGGAACACAAACTTGAAACAGGTGATCCTGCCGCTGATATAAATGAGCCCAAAACATTAGGAGAAGCCCTGAAAATGAAGTATGAAAACAATGAATAAAGAAAGGTAAAAGGTGAATTATTATGGCAGTTATGACATTGGAAGAAATTAAAAAAGGCATGGCAGACAAAGTATTTGAAAAGATTGTTGATATTTTCCTTAGAGAATCGACAGTTCTGCAGTCGATTCCCTTTGATGATTGCGTCAGTGCAAGTGGCGGCGGTTCTACAATGAAATATAAATATTTAAGAAAAGTTCTGCCTGCTACAGCCGAATTTAGAAAGCTGAATGCATCCTACACTGCAAGTGCGGCAACCAAGCAGGAATGCGAAGCAGCACTTACAATTATGGGCGGTTCTGTTCAGATGGACAGAGTATTAAATAAAGTGGCCGGCCACTGGGATAATCTTGCATGGCAGATTGAGGAACATATTAAGTCAGTGGTTTCTTTGTTTCATTATACCCTTATTAATGGGGATGCGGTAACGACTGCATCCGGGGAACATCCACAGTTTGAAGGGCTGGACTCCATGCTGGCAGGCAACTCCACAGAATTTAATGCCGGAAAAGTCATTGATTTGTCTGACATTGTGAAGACAAAGGCCAACGCGGACGAATTCTATGAAGCACTGACACTTTTAATTAAAGAAACAGATGCAGACGCTTTGATGATGAACACGGATATGATTGCAAAAATCCAGACAGTTGCCCGTACTCTTGGCTATAAGACAGAGTCAGAGGAGGCTTTTGGCAAAAAAGTTGTATCTATGGATGGCATACGCTTTATGGATTTAAAGAATCATTATACAGTGGAGTCAAATAAGGCTGTAGCAAATGCGGTAGTGAAAAAGGGAATTACAAGAACAATTGGAGAAAAAGAAACAACCGGATTGACAGATATTTACGCTGTTAGATTTGATGTAAATGACGGTTTTCATGGAATCAGCCTTTCCGGCAGCAGTGTGATTGACCAGTATCTTCCTGATTTCAGCAAGCCGGGCACCGTAAAGGAGGCAGAAGTGGAAATGATTGCTGCAACGGTGCTTAAAAATACCCAGCACGCAGGCGTGCTTAGAAATGTAAAGATTTCAGCATAAATTGGGGTGGAAGAAATACCGCCCCTTTTAATAATAACAGAAAGGACAGATATAAAATATGGCTACATTGGAGGAAAAGATTTCTAAAGCAAAAGAATCTGCTATGAAAAAGGCAGAAAAGGATGGACTTAATGAGGATGCAGCTAATAAATTAGTTGCTGAAGCTGTTGCAAAAGTTCAGAAAGCATGGGACGAAGAGGAAAGAAAAAAAGCAGAACAGCCTAAAAAGTATACGGTAAAGGTAACTAATAATCCTAAATTCTGTGGAATCGGCGCAGGCGGCGTACAGTTTGCAAATGGCGAGGCAAAAATCACCTCTGACAGAATGGCAGCCTGGTTTAAGGAACATGAAGGATATGAGGTAATCGAACAGTAAAGAAAGGCGGTGACCTGATGATAGTAAAAGTTGATGATCTGCTTTCTATGGATGAGTTTAAAAAAATGAATAAGGATGCTCTGGTTTCGAAACTGCAGGCTGTTGAAAACCTGATCAGATCATACACCAATAATAATTTCCAGAACCGTACAATGCGGATTGAAGCAGCTTCACAGGACGGTATGTTAATGGGAAGTTCGCCTTATTTTAAGGTCGGGGACACCGTCCAGATTTCACAGTCACAGGTAAATGATGGATTGTATGGCATTGTTGAAATTAAAAGCAATGCCATTGTCCTTGATCATGATTTATATGATCATCCCTATAATATGGCAACAAAGATTATTTATCCGCCGGATGTACAGAAAGGCGTTATTGACCTGATGATATGGGAAAAAGGCAACCGCCATAAAGTAGGAATTAAATCTGAAACTCTTTCAAGGCATACAGTAACTTACTATGATCAGGATTCAAATAATCAGGTGATGGGGTATCCGGTTTCCCTGCTTGGATTTTTGAAGCCATATATAAAACCGAGGTTTTGATTAATGGGTATCGGCGGAAATAAATCAGCTGTAATTCAGACTGCGAAGGTCAGCAAAAATAAGATAGGGGAACCTGAAAAAAGTTATGTGGATGCAGTTACTTCTCTTAAAGGGTGGCTGGATTTACTTGATGGAGATTCGAAGCATACAACTTTTAATGCTAAAATACAGGAATCCACCCATATTTTCTTGTGTGATTATGTTGAGCTTCAGTATAAGGTGGAAGGAAAACCGGATGAAAAGATAACACCTGAAAACAGCAGAATGATAATTGATGGAGAGATTTACGAAGTGAAAATGTATGATGATCCTATGGGGATGCATGAGCACCTTGAAATTTATCTGAAATATACAGGAGGCAGATAAATATGGCAGTAGAATTTCAGGACAACCGTATAGAGGTAAAAGAAGCAATCAGCAACGCAGCCATTGCCTTTTTATATGAAGCCTGTGGGGAGCTGGAAGCACAGACTAAGCGCAATTCAAAAGTAAAAACAGGTCAGACGAAGGGCTCCTATGGGTATGCTGTTGAAGAGGCAGAATTGACAGGTTATGTAGGTTCAAGCTATGACAATGCCATCTGGGAAGAATTTGGTACTGGTGAGTATGCCTTAAATGGCGGCGGGCGTAAAGGAGGATGGTTTTATGTGGATGCACAGGGTAAAGGACATTTCACCAAAGGTAAGAAACCACGCAGGCCGCTATTTAGAGCTTTTACCGAATTAAGAGGCCGGCTTACAGCATGGGCGGAGAGAATCTTTAGAGAAAGGCTGGGAAGCGAATGAGCATTGAAGCCCTTGGAATTATTAAAAATATCATGGAAGAAATGAATCTTCCTTATGCTTTTATGGAGTATATGCCAGATAATGAAGATTCTCTTCCCAATACTTATTTTGTAGGCGAATATCAGGAACTTGAACCATTGAATGAAGATGGACAGGAGGAAGCAATATTTATTCTAACAGGATTTTCAAGGGAAAGCAGTATTCGTCTGGAAGAGGCAAAGAAAGAAATAAAGAAATGTTTTCCCCAGTCAACAGGAAAAGTGGTTGTTACTGAATCAGGTACAGTAACAGCCATTTTTTATTCAAACAGTATACCAATTCCTTTGGAGGATGATGAACTGAAAAAGATGCAGATTAATTTAACAGTGAAAGAATGGAAGGTGGAAGAATGAGAAAATCAGGAATTAACAGCAATACCCCTAATGACTTTTTGCTTGGTGCAGGGGTTGTATTCAAAAATTTCAAATACGTTTACAAAAAGGTTGACGTAGAAGAACAGGCCGGCGCAGACGAAATAAAATTGAGCCAGATCATGGCTAAGGCTTCCTTTATTGGAGTGGAAGATGGATTCACTCCGAAAGCTGGTGATTTTGTAGTCGGCGCATGGAACGATTCAGAAGAGAATGTGCTTGGTGCTACCAGCGGTGGCAATAAACTGTCTATTGTGCCGGAAATCACGCCCATTGAGGTAGACGGGGCAGTTGTAGAGATTAAGGGGCTTAACCAGAAAACCGGTGAGTCAGGGACATTGGAAGTAAACCTTGCGCAGCATACGTTAGAATCTATTAAGCGCGCAATTGTAGGAAAAGAAGTTGAAAGCCTGATTCCCGGATACAATCAGATTCAGACAAAATCACTGATTGAATTGTCTGATTATCTGGATAATATTGCCTATGTGGGCAGTATGACGGATGGAACGGAGATTGTTGCCATTTTGGAAAATGCAATCTGTTCTTCCGGACTTGAGATGGACGCTAAGAATAAGGAAACTTCCGTTGTTAAGACAGTGTTCAAAGCAACTGCTGATTTTAAAAGTGGTGTATATGATACGCTTCCTGTTTACATTTTTTATCCTGATAAAACAGGAAAAAGCAGCCAGTCAAAAATATACCAGATCGTTGAAGGATAAGGGAGGATTATATGAGTAAAGAAAAGATTGAACAAGCGGTGCTGGAGCCCGAAAATGAGCAGAAAAAGGTAGAAGAGAATAAGGAAGAAGAAAATAAGGAAGAGGAGGTTATTGAGCGGCCTTATAAACTGCGCAGGTTAAAAGACAGTGATTTATTCCTTTTGCTGAAAATTTTAAAGAAAATAGGCATTAAGGACTACAAGGAGGCATTCATCCAGGTAGTCTCCGGCGAGAAGACTTTAAAACAGATCGGAATTATGGCGTCTTTTGACATAGCGGATATCCTGATCGGGAATCTGGCAAAGGTTGTAGATGAAACATATGAAATGTGGTCAGATATTTCAGGCATACCTATAGAAGATATGAAAGAAATGGAATTTGGTACGCTTCCACTTATGATCATTGATACCTTTTCAGAGGCACGCAATACCAGTTTTTTCAAGGTGCTCTCCAAATTTCTTTCATAGGTGAATTTGAATTTATGGACTTGCTGTATTCCAGGTACGCAAGTCCTGACCAATTCATGAGTACTTATATCAGGCAGGGAAGGTTTGGAGAATTTGTTTCATTTATCCTTGAAGCAGAGGGAAAGCGCAGAAAGGAAGCGCTGCAAAAAGAAGAAAATGATAAGCTGTGGCTTGCTTATATCCACAGCATGACAGATCGGTCTTTCCATGACTGGAAAGAAGGACTGACACAGAAAAAAGAACCTGCATCTTTTGCCATGACGGACAGGCAGGTTGATATTGTAAAACAGCAGGCAAGAGGGATTTTAAGCAGGATATCCCCTACATAGCAAAACACCGGTAAACAGATTACCGGTGTTTTTTATGAGCATAAAAGAAAGGGGGATTCCCTTTAGTATGGAATTGTTTAAATTATTTGGAACAATTGCAGTAAGAAATTCGGAAGCTAACAATGCAATTGATGAAACAAATGACAGGGCACAGTCTTTTTCTCAAAAAATGTCAGATAAATTTGAAACTATAGGGACAAATGCAACGAGGCTGGGAACAAAATTGAGCCTTGGACTTACAACCCCTATTACGTATATCGGGACAAAAGCTGTTCAGGCGACAGCGAGCTTTGAGGCTGCAATGTCACAGGTAGGTGCAATTTCCGGTGCTACAGGTGAAGATTTAGCGGCTTTAAGAAATAAAGCGGAAGAAATGGGAAAAACAACTAAGTTTTCAGCTTCTGAATCCGCCGAAGCTCTTACATATATGGCAATGGCCGGATGGAAAACAGGGGATATGTTAGATGGTCTTGAAGGGGTTCTTAACCTTGCAGCAGCTTCGGGAGCAGAGCTGGGAACAACTTCTGATATTGTGACAGATGCATTAACCGCTATGGGCTACAGTGCCGGATATGCAGGAAGACTTGCAGATGTCATGGCAGCGGCGTCTGGCAATGCGAATACCAATGTGGAGCTGATGGGGGAAACCTTTAAATATGCAGGGACTATGGCAGGCACTATGGGCTACAGTATGGAGGATGTAGCTCTTGCAATTGGTTTGATGGCTAACAGTGGAATTAAAGGAAGCATGGCAGGAACTTCACTTAATGCTATTATATCTCGACTGGCCACCAATACCAATGGTGCAGCAGATTGCATTAATGGATTGGGAGTTGAGTTTTATAATGCAGATGGTACAGCAAGAAATTTTGGGGATGTCATGTCAGAGCTGCGTGAGGCTACAAAGGGGCTAACTACAGAACAGAAAGCGGAAATAGCATCTACAATAGCGGGGGAAGAGGCCAAAAAAGGGCTATTGGCTATTTTAAATGCTTCATCATCAGACTACGATAAGCTAAGTACTGCAATAAATGGTAGCAGCGGAGCGGCAAAGCAGATGGCTGATACAATGAATGATAACTTAAACGGTCAATTAACATTGCTTAAATCGCAGCTTGAAAGTCTGGCGATTCAGTTTGTTACGCTTATCATGCCCTATTTGAAGCAGGCGGTAGCATGGCTTTCCAAGGTATGTGACTGGATTGCAGGCTTGGATGATGGAACCAAAAAGCTGATCATTGCAGTGGCAGCAGTGCTTGCGGCAGCAGGGCCGGTTTTAATATTTTTTGGAAAGGTAGCAACCGGAGTTGGTTCTATTATCAGTGTAGGCAGTAAACTTGTGGGAGGAATTGGGGGATTAATCGGAAAAGTCGGCGGAGCAGGCGGACTGATTCCGGCACTTGCAGCAATTCCGGCACCAGTATGGATTATAATTGCAGTGATTGGTGCGGCGATTGCCATAGGTGTGCTGCTATATAAAAACTGGGATGAAATAAAGGAATGGGCCGGAAAAACATGGGAAAATATTAAAAATACAGTTGGCAGTGCGGTTGATGCAATAAAAGGCTTCTTTGGGGGAATTATTGATTTTGTAAAAGGGAATTGGCAGGGATTAGCCCTGCTTTTAGTGAATCCGTTTGCAGGCGGATTTAAGCTGCTTTACGATAACTGTGAATCTTTCCGCGGTTTTATTGATAATTTTTTAGGGAATATCAAAGCAGGATTTCACAATTTTGCTTCCAATATTTCTGAAAAAACCGGTGAACTTAGGGACAACGTGGTCAGCAAGACAAAGGAGCTGGGGGAAAGAACAGCAGAAAAATTTCACCAGATGCAGGAAAATATATCTCATAAAGTAGAAAATATCAGAGAAAATACCAGCAATAAATTTAATGAGATAAAAGAAAATACAGTTCAGAAGGTAAATGAATTAAAGGAAAACACAGTTTCCAAATTCAATGAGTTAAAAGACAGGGCAGCGGAAAAGATAGACCATTTGAAATCCAGCACTGCAGAAAAATTCAATCAGATCAGGACGGATGCGGTAGAAAAGGTCAACAGCCTAAAAGAGAATACAGTTTCCAAGCTTAATGAGCTAAAGGACAAGGCAGCCGATAAGATAAATGCCTTAAGGGAAAAAGGAGTTGCAGGATTTGAAGCCTTGAGGGCCAAAGGCCTTGAAAAAATTGATAACTTGAGGGCCGGCATATCGGAAAAAATGGATGCGGTTAAGAACTTTGTTTCTAATACAGTGCAAAAGCTAAAGGATTTCTTCAACTTTGACTGGAAACTGCCACATATTAAGCTGCCACATTTCAGCATGGAAGGGAGTTTTTCCTTAAATCCGCCATCCATACCGCATATAGGCGTGGAATGGTATAAAAAGGCAATGGATGCTCCTGTTATCATGGATAAGCCGACAGCCTTTGGCATTAATTCATCCGGAGAGATTATGGCAGGCGGAGAAGCCGGAAGCGAAGTAGTAAGCGGCACACAGACTTTAATGAATATGATTTCTGCAGCAGTTGCAGAAAACAATGACCAGTTGTATGAAGTGCTGAATAAAATTTATGACCTGCTGGCGGAATATCTTCCTGCTTCTGATAACCAGCAGATAGTTCTTGATTCCGGTGTACTGGTAGGGGAGCTTGCACAGCCAATGAATGAAGAACTTGGAAGAATCACACATATGAGAGGGAGGCGGAACTAAAAATGCATGGTGCGGTACTTGGAAGTAAGCATTCAAGAGAGGATTACAATGCAGTGATGAATTATGCAAGAATAACACCGCCTTCTGTTAAAGAAAATTATGTAGATATTGCAGGCGGTGATTCGTCTATAGACCTGACAGAGGCAGTGGGCGGTGTAGTTTTTGAAGATGGAAAAATCAGCTTTAAATTTACCCTGTTTTGTGAAAAGGATAAGGACAGGATGAAAAATGACTTGCATGGAAAAAGATTGAAAATAACACTGGAAAGGGAGCCGGACTTTTATTATGAGGGCAGGCTTTCCTTTACTGGTGAATCCATGCTTGGAACACTCTATGAACTGAATTTGGATGCAAGAGTAAAGCCCTATAAGATGGAAAATCAGATAACGATCCATGAAGAAGAAATAAATGCGCCAAAGGATATTCTGCTTATTAATGAAAGAATGCCTGCAATGCTTACGATCACAGCCAGAGGAAATATTAAGGTAACTTATGAAGGAAACAGCTATGAACTCAAAACCGGTATTTATGAGATACCGGAGATTACCCTTAGAGATGGGCTGAACAGGCTGCATGTTTCTGGAGACGGGAGCGTCAGACTGGAGTATAGAAAGGGGAGGATAATTTGATTATTATTTACAGTGGAGAACGACAAATATACCACCCACAGAACCCCAATTTAAAGCTGATCAGCCCTAAACTGACCTTGGAGGATAACGCGGCAGGAAGTCTTACTTTTAAGATTTATGACAGCAATCTGAACTACAACACAATTAAAAAACTGCATCCGGTCATATCAGTAGTGAGGAATGGAGAAGTATTATTTAAGGGACGTGTAGTTTCTGATAAAAAGGATTTCTACAATGGAAAGTCTGTGGAAGTGGAAGGAAAACTTGCCTTTTTTAATGACTCCTATATGGAGCCTTTTTCGTTTTCAGGAAGTCCAGCAGAACTGTTTGCAATGATTGTGGAAAATCACAATTCACAGGTAATGGAATGGCAGCAGCTTAAAGTTGGAATTGTAACGGTGACTGATCCCAATGATTATATCGTAAGGAGTAGTGAAAGCATTTTAAATTCATGGAATGCACTAAAGGATAAATGCTTTAATTCTTCCCTGGGAGGTCATGTCAGAATCCGCTATGAGAAAGATGGTGATTATATTGACTGGCTGGCCGATTATGATACGGTATCAAAGCAGAATATTGAATTTTCAAGAAATATGATAGATATGTCGTCAGAAGTGGATGCCACGGAAACCTATACCGCTATCCGGCCGATCGGCGCGGAAGTGGAGGGTGTCAAAATAGATATTTCATCCGTTAATGAGGGAAAGAACTATATTGTTAATGAGGAAAAAGCATCTGAATACGGAATTATTTATGCTCCTGAAAGCGAATCTACGTGGGAGGATGTTACCCTTCCACAGAATTTATTTAAAAAGGCCAAAGAAAAGCTGTTTGGTTCCTTTATTACTTTAAAAGAAACCTATGAGATCAAAGCAGTTGATTTAAACCTGACAGATTCCAGCATTGAGGCCCTTAATATATGTGAATATGTTCCGGTGATCAGCAGACCGCATGGAATTAGTGGAAACTATCTGCTTACAAAAGCAGACATTTATATTGCGGAGCCGCAGAACTCCATGTTCTATCTTGGATCAAGCAAAAGAGTGTTCAGTGATATGAACACTGGTGGGATTGTGAGTGTTTCATCCCCCAAAAATATCAGTTCATTTTATAATGATGCCGGATATATTTCAGAGGAAAAGACAGAAGAAATTCTTGCAGATTATTCAAAAACGGAAGATTTGGAAGAAATTATTAATCAGGCAGTATCACAGATACCAAGCGGTGAAAATGGTCTTTCAGCCTATGAGATCGCAGTTGTTTATGGTTTTGCAGGAACAGAAGAGGAATGGCTTTTATCCCTTAAGGGTGAAAAAGGGGAAGCAGGGGAGGCAGGTATAGATGGGACTGCACCCGAAATCAGGATTGGTACGGTAACTACTGGCGAACCGGGATCACAGGCAGCAGTGGAAGACGTGGGAGCAGATGGCGAGATAGTGCTCAATTTCACAATACCGAAAGGGGAAAAAGGAGAACCGGGAAGTGCAGGCGGAAGTGGTGGAGATGGTTCAGCAGGAATATATGCTTTTGAAATCCGTGAAGACGGGCATTTGTGGGTAATTTCAGATTCGGAAACACAGGCAAGCAATTTTTATATTGATAATAACGGACATCTTATTTATAAATTGGAGGGATAATTTATGGCGCAGACAGATTTAGGGAAAGTTAGGCTGACAGACGAAGAATTGTCTGAAAAGATAACACAGGTAAACGGTGGTGTAAGGTTTGGAAAGGATGCTGACGGAAAGCCGGGATATGTGGTGACGGATGCAGAGACGGGTGCTGATACAGTGATCCCTTTTAGCAGTGGAGGTGGGGGAATTGGAAGTATTGAGGTACTTACATATGTATATTCCACTTCAACATCAACACCGATAAGCACTACTGTTAATATTACCATGCAAAAAGGATACAAAAATATTCTGATTTTTTGTTTATACAGAAGAGGAAATAAACTTAAAAATTTTCCAGGTGAATTATCTATTGGCATGGGTGCCGCAAATACATATGAAATGAAAGAAATCTATACTCAAGATAATTTTTCAGGCAATATTTTTGACTATTATAAAATGCTTTTCTGTGGGGGAGGTGGAAACGGTGAGAACATTAACCTTACTTTTTCATTAACTTTAAAACAAGCAGATTCCGCATCTAAAAATATTGCAGTATTGATTGCTGGGATTTATTAAAAACATATAATGGTTACTGTTTTCTTTGCTAAGTCAAAGGATATGAAAATTAATAGAAAGGAAAATATATGGCACAAATACAAATCTTATTAGAGAAACAGCTTCTGACAATCCAGAATACGGAAATCATTGCATCCGGCGACAGCAACTTTGATTCCTGCAAATTTGCCTTTGATGATTCGTGGGATGGCTTTACTAAAACAGCAGTGTTCTATCAGGATAAGTCAAATGTACAGTATGCAGTGCTAAGTAATGATGATACCTGCATAATTCCGGCAGCAGCAATGGCAAGAGCAGGAAGAATGTACCTGGGCGTGTTCGGTATTAAAGATACAGCAGTAGTCACTTCTACGCTGGCAACTATAGATATCAAAGAAGGAGCGATATCAGGAGGTAATGTTTCTACAGAGCCCACAGATGATGTATTCCTGGCTATTATTGCACAGTATCAAAGGATTGTGGAAATGATGGCACAGTATGAGAAAACTGCAGAACAGTTTAATATATTGATGGCAGAACAAAACAATATTCTTGAAACCCTGAATGCTTTTGAAGTAATGGAAATAAAGCAGCAGCTTGATATAATTGAAGACCGGATGATCAATTATACAAATGTAGCAAAAGAGATCATGAGCAGGGAAATCATTATCAGAGACATTCCGGTTAAATTTGTGAACAAAGTATGCAGGATTGAGAACGACATCATTACAGAGAACTGTCTGTGTGATGTCTATTTTGATGAATATTCTTTTGAAATTGCATCAAAGGCTTTGATTATGCCAGTATCACATAATGGATATATAGAGCTGACCAGTTCAATTGATCTGGTGGAGGAATTAAATGCAAACATACTCGTAAGGAGGAGTTGACCATGCTTGGAAAAACAAATATAACAACACTGACAGAAGGCGCGGTTGTGACTGAAATAGAAGATTATAACTGGATACAGATGCAGTCAGGCATTTACGGAAATTTTGCAAAAGCAGTCTATGCAAACGATTATTTGGCAGCTATTACAGCGGATGGAACGATTGCGTATACAAAGGACGGGGAAGTGTGGCAGACTTCCACACTTGAGTATGAGGAGTGCAAACTCAATGATATTTACTGGGATGGAAGAAGGTTTATTATAGTTGGAAACTATAGTTTTGCAGACACTACTTTGAATAAAAATTATAAAAGAGGACTAATAGTGACAACTTTGGATTTTTCTACATATGAAAAAGTGGAAATTCCTAATGAAACTGATCTTAATGATAATGGACTTGGGTACTGGATTTCAGAATATTTTGGGATATATGCGGAAAACAGCAAATATTATATTCTGGGAATTAAGATGACAAAAGGAAATGTAAATAATTCAGTAAAAGAAACCACCTATCTTTGCAGATTTGCCGGAAATTTGGAAAACAAATGGGGAGAATTGATAATACATGAGTTTGAGGTTCTTAATCCGTTGCTTTCTGTGGATAATAATTTAAATAAGTTTATGGTATCCTGTAGTGGAAGATTTAAGAATGGTTCAAGTACGTCATATATAAATGGAATTTATGTGGTTAATAGTTACGAAAAAAAAGAAATTGAAATAAATAATAGCTCAACAAATCTGTTAACACCCGTTTTTGAATGCAAAAATGAATTATACTATATGCGTTTATACAGTGAGGATAATTATGTATTGTCGAAAGTGATAGATTCTGACGAGAAGATGGTACTTAGCAGAGACATTAATTTTGGCTTCGTAGATGGCATCTATTTTAATAGCTGCCTGATCTTTTTAAACAATCATGAAATGATGGTGGTTAAAAAAGGTGAAAATTTTGCGGATAAGACAATAGACGATCTGATAGAAATTTCCCCTGAACTAACAATGAACTGTATTACAAAAGCATTCGGCCAGCTTTATATATTTGGAAATCAGGGGGCAATCCTGAAATCAAGTGTGGAAACAAATAATGAGGAGGCCATTGTTGTTCAGACATTATCAGCAAAGAAAGCGCTTGCTGATGCAAAGCAATACACAGATGAAAAGTATGCCACATTAGAAGCGAGAATTACAGCCCTTGAGTCAGTATTACAAACAGAATAAAGGTATTTAATATTGGTCATAAGCCAGATGCAGAAATGTATCTGGTTTTTATATTGCCGAAAAGGCAAAATCAAAAATAAATTTAAAAAGGAGAAGATGAAAATGGAAAATGTAAACACAGTAAAAACAGTAACATTAGGGGCAGCAGGAATGGTATCGGCAGTGGCAGCATGGCTGTTTGCAAGGCTGGGAGTATTATTTTATGTTCTTCTGGTTCTGGCAGTGGCAATGGTGATTGATTATATTACCGGTATGCTGGCCAGCAAAACAGAAGCAATTGACCATCCAGACGATTCTGCCTATGGCTGGAATTCAAAGAAAGGAGCAAAGGGAATCATTAAAAAAGTAGGATATCTGTGTATAATCGCAGTGGCAATGATGGTGGACTGGGTTATCCTGCATGTTGCGTCAGACCTTGGGCTTGAAATTACCTTAAAAGCATTCTTCGGAATCATGGTTGCAGTATGGTATTTACTGAATGAAGCCCTGTCAATCATTGAGAATGCAGGAAGAATGGGCGCGCCTGTCCCTGACTGGCTTAGGAACTACATAGCAGTATTGAAAAATAAGATCGAACAGAAGGGGGAATGATCTTATGATGATAGGAATTAACTGCGGACATACCATAAGTGGCGCCGGATATGGCGCCGCCGGCATTATAAAGGAGTCAGAGCATACAAGGCTGGTGGGACATGCCCTTATGGACCTGCTTAAGGCAGCAGGCGTTACCGTAATCGACTGCACGATAGATCAGGCCAATACACGGAATGAATACTTAGCGACAGCGGTTGCACTGGCAAACAGGCAGGAATTAGACTGGTTCATTTCCATACACTTCAATGCATCTGGTACCCATAAAGGACACGGTGCAGAGGTCTACACCTATGAGGGCAGGCAGTATCAGGATGCTTTGGATGTATGTGCCAATTTATCAGCGCTTGGCTTTACTAATCGGGGTGTGAAGTCTGGCAGTGGATTATATGTAATCCAGAAAACAAAAGCAAAGTCTATGCTGATAGAGGTATGTTTTTGTGATAATGAACAGGACATGGCCATCTATCAGGCAGCAGGAGGCGCACAGGGCGTCGCAAAGGCAATCTATAAGGCAATTTATAAAGAGGTGGTAATTCCTTCCATACAGCCTCCGGAGGAGCAACACAACCTTACAAGGGAGGAATTCCACGCATTTGTTGGAAGGATAGCCCAAAGAGACTGGCAGAACCATCATATCATAACTCCAAGCGTAGTGATTGCTCAAGCGGCAATTGAAAGTGGTGTAGGAACATCAGAGCTGGCACAAAATGCAAATGCCTTATTTGGAATAAAACTAAACGGGTGGAGAGGGCATGTATATGTCAAGGATGCTACGGAACAAAATCCGGATGGAAGCTACCGCACAGATACAAACGTTGAATGGAGGGCATATGACAGTTGGGAGCAGTCTATTCTTGATCATAACAGCTACATTGCCACCAGAAGCACAGACGGAGGAAAAACACTGCGTTATGCACCAGTGATTGGATGTAGTGACTATATCCCTGCCTGCCGGTATCTGCAGCAGTGTGGGTATGCCACGTCACAGAAATATGCAGAAACGCTTATTAGTTATATTAAAAAATATAATCTTACCCAATATGACGAAGTTGCACCGGTGCAACCTGATCAGAGCGCACCAGATGGCTTTCTTTGGATTGTGCAGGCAGGAGCATATAAGAGCCTTAACAATGCCAAAAATCTACAGAGAAATCTTGAGAAATTAGGAGTGGTTTCTGTAATTAAAGCATACAGTATATAA